AAAAGCGGTAACGTGCGGGAAGTCGTTTTTAAGAACGGGATCATTACCAGTTGCACCAACGTCGTCGTGGCGAGGGAAATTAAAAAGCCGTGAACCCGCAATATCCGGTTTACATCGTTAGCAAAGGCCGCTGGGAAAGCCGCCTGACGAGCCGATTTCTTGAGATCATGCGGGTGCCGTATCGGATGATCATCGAGGAGCAGGAGTGGCCGAATTACGCGGCTGCGATCGACAAGGCAAAGCTGCTGGTGCTCGATAAGTCTTATCAGCGTAACTACGACACTTGCGACGATTTAGGCGATGCCAAGTCCAAGGGCCCGGGCGCAGCCCGCAACTTCGCTTGGGATCACGCGGTGTCCGAAGGGGCTGATTGGCATTGGGTGATGGACGATAATATTCGCGGGTTTTGCCGGTTGAACCGAAATATCAAGCTGTTCGTGACCGACGGGACGATCTTTCGGTGCATGGAGGATTTCGTGCTCCGCTACAAGAACGTGGCGATGGCGGGGCCGAACTATTGGATGTTTCTGCCGCGCAAACGAGCGAAGCCGCCACTCACGCTCAACACACGGATTTACAGTTGCAACCTGATCCGGAACGACCTGCCGTATCGGTGGCGTGGCCGCTATAACGAGGACACCGACATTTCTTTGCGTTGCTTGAAGTCGGGCTGGTGCACGATCCTGTTCAACGCATTTGTCCAGATCAAGGCTCCGACGCAAACGGTCAAAGGCGGGTGCGACAAAGATTTCTACCAGCGCGAAGGCACGTTGCCGAAGTCCCAGATGTTGGTTCGGCTCCATCCCGACTGCGCCAAGCTGGTCTGGAAATTCCAGCGTTACCATCACAACGTCGATTACAAGCGGTTCAACCGGCTGAAGCTGGTGCCGAAACCGGGCGTGGACGTTCTGGAAGGCGTGAACGATTACGGCATGATCTTGGTCGATACCCCGCCGCCGTGGTATTCGAGCGGGAAACTCCGCTGGAACGAGAAAGGGATGCACGTCGATCAGGAGGCGCGAATCGCGTGAACTACGGCTCGCTATTGCCGCCCGACTTCAACGTGCCGAAGTCGTCGTTTCATATCCGCAAAGACCTGACCACATCGAACCCGTTCTCCGAACTTTTCATCCCGCGCGGCGCAATCGTGATGGATTGCGGCGGGCATATCGGCACGTTCGCCGCAGCCGCCCTTTATTCGGGGGCTTTTATCGTTTACTCGTTCGAGCCGGATTCGCGCAATTTCAAGGTGTTGTCCGAGAACCTGAAGCGGTTCGGTTCGCACGCGCATCCGGTCTTAGGCGCGCTGGTCGGCTCGCAGCACCACGGCCATTCGGTTGAACTAAAAATATCGGGCTTCACTGGGGCGCACAGCATCGTGAAAGCGCCTCAAGGCAAGCATCGCGTGGCGATTGTGCCGGCGATTCAGTTCCGCGACGCGTTGCTTCGGCTGCAACCGGCTGTGCTCAAGGTCGATGTGGAGTCAGCCGAATACGATCTGTTCGATAGCTTGGCCCCGGGCGATCTGGCCTGCGTCACCTCGCTGTTTATCGAATTCCACCCGATAGCGGAGCGGGAAAAGCGGTTTGAACGGGTGCGGGAGCTTGTTCGGAGCGAAGGATTGACCGAGCAAGTGACCAGACTCAGGCGTTACACCGCGCAAAGATATGGCGAAACCGACAACAATAGATCAAAACCAGTTAGCGAAACTGCTCGATATAACACCGAGGCACGTTCGGAGGCTGGTCAATGACGGGGTTCTCACCCGTGCACGCGATATAGACGGCAAGGAGCTATACGGACGATACGAGCTTGTGGCGAATGTCATCGCTTACATCCAGTATCTCCGTTTTCAGGCGAGACTCGATGACGCGAGCGAAAGCAAATACGTCATGCTGCGAAACCAGCGGATGGCCGCCGAGTCTGAGACCGCCGAACTAAAGTTGGCCATCTTCAAAAAAAAACTGCATCGGGATGATGACGTCGAGTTCATCCTGACAAACATGCTTACGGCGATGAAATCGCGGTTGCTGGCCGTCCCGGCTCGCACCACGCGCTTGGTCTTGGGCCAGACGAATTTTCAGGTGATTTACGACCTAATTATGAGTGAGATTGAACTGGCTTTGCGCGAGCTTGCCGACTATAGCCCTGCGATGTTCGCGCGGCAAAACTCGGCCTATTTAGCGTCACAAGGGGCCGATCTCGATAGCATCAACGGCAATGGCAGCGACGACGATAGCGAAGACGACGAAACTGAGGGTCTTACCGCCAACGGCGCAGGAGATTGACGCGCGGCGGTCGAAGTTCGAGAACACCAACCGGTTTCTAGCTTCACTCGTTAGCGTCTTAAGGCCTCCGTCCAAGCTGCCGCTGAGCGACTGGGCAGATCGCTGCCGGATTCTATCGAGCGAGTCGAGTGCCGAGCCGGGGCAATGGATCACGTCCAAGGCTCCGTATGAACGCGCGATAATGAACGCGATCAGCGATCCGTTCACGCCGCGCATCGTCGTTCAGAAGGCGAGCCAAGTCGGGATTACTGATTCGGCCATCCTGAATCCAATCGGCTATTTCGTCGATGAAGACCCCTGTCCGATCTTGGTCGTGCAACCGACAATCGAGTTGGCCGAAGCGTTCTCGACGGATCGGCTTTCACCGATGATCCGCGATAGCCCGCGTCTGCGCATGAAGATGGGTGATCCGCGCTCGAAAGATTCGAGCAACACGCTCCGGCGAAAAAGTTTCAAGGGCGGCTTCGTCGCTCTGGGAGGAGCAAACTCAGCCGCGTCCTTGAGCGGTCGGCCCGTTCGCGTCGTCTTGCTCGATGAAGTCGACCGGTATCCAGCCTCAGCAGGAACCGAAGGAAACCCCTTACAGTTGGCAATCGCGCGAACAACAGCATTCTGGAACCGCAAAGTTGTAATCGTTTCAAGTCCCGGCATCAAGGGTATCAGCCATGTCGAGCGCGAAATGGAGCGGAGCACCCGCGAATTCTGGCTGTTGCCGTGTCCCGAGTGCGCTTGCATGCAGGTTTTGGAGTGGGAACGGATTCGGTTCTCAGACATGACGCACCGCTGCTGCGAGTGCTTGGAATTTTCGCCCAAATACCGCTGGCTGTCCGGAACGGGCGAATGGCGTGCTACGCGTCCCGTTGACGAGAACGGCAACAGGGTGACCACGCGCGGGTTTTATCTGAGCGGCCTGTATAACCCGTGGATCGAGTGGGACATCCTGCGCGACGAATATCTCCGGGCCGAATTAGCGGAACGAGAAGGCGACATCGAGCCGATGAAAGCCTTTCGCAATACCCGGCTCGGTTTGCTGCATGAGGAGACGGGCCAGACGGTTGACGTCGATCTTTACGAGACACGGCGCGAAGTCTATGCAGCAGAGGTGCCCGATGGCGTGCTGGTCTTAACGGCGGGCGTCGATGTCAGCGACAAAAGCTTGGCCTACGAAGTGGTCGGCTGGGGCAAAGGCCGCGAAAGCTGGGGGATCGAATACGGAATACTGGACGGCGACCCACGCGAGCCGGAAGTCTGGGAACTGTTGGACGACGCCGTGTTCAACCGAACATATTGCACTCTGGACGGCAAACTGATGCGGGTTAAGAAAATGGCGGTCGATTCAGGCTACGCCGCCGACTTCGTTTACAGCTACACCAAGCCACGGCAGCCGCGCGCGATCTCGATTAAAGGCGAGGGCGGCATCGGAAAACCGTTCATCAAAGGCGCGGGGACGATCACCAAGAACGTGCACGCCCGACTCCAATCGGTCGGCGTCGATTCGGGCAAGGAGGAGATCATAAACCGGTTGCTCGTTAAGGATGTCGGCCCCGGGTTCTGCCATTTCCCGAAGCGCGACGACGACGAACCATGCCGAGGCTACGACGAGGAATATTTCAAAGGGCTGACCGCCGAGCGGCGAATCGTAAAAGCTAAAAACGGTTTTCGGACTTACATCTGGATTAAACGGTTGAGTCAGAGAAATGAGCCGTTCGACTGCCGCAACTACGCACTGGCCGCGCTGGTCATGCCGTGGGTAGGGATCAAGCTCGAAACCATGAAGCGGGACGAGTTCAAGCCGCCCGAAAAGGGTAAACCCGTATCGAAAAAG